AGATAAACTGACGGCCGTGATCATGCGGACTCGCCAAGGTGGTGCGGCGCCAACTGATGTGGCCCCGGAGACCGTTTGGAAGCCTGAGGATCAGGGTGCCATTGGTAACATCGGTGAGTCCATTACTGGCGCCCAACGGGCCACTCCTGAGACACAAGCTCTGCCTGAGTGGGTCCGCATGCCTGAGCTGAACGACATCAGCGTGGCAGGCATGAAGACTGGTCTTGGTACACTCTTGAGCAACCCAGATGAGACCGTGAAGGTCATTCAGGCCAACTACCCAGGCGTCCAAGTTCGCCAAGACGATAAGGGCAACTACATTCTAAAATCCTCTAAGGATCAGAAAGAATACGCCGTCACACCAGGTCTAACCGTCGGTGATATTCCACGTGTTTTGTCCGGTGTCGCGGCATTCACCCCTGCAGGTCGAGCCACAACGTTGGCCGGAGCCGGAGCAACTGCGGCCGGTACCCAGGCAGCCATCGAAGCCTCCCAAGTTGCAACTGGCGGCGAGTTCAATCCTGCGGATGTGGCACTCGCGGGAGTTGGCGGAGCCGGTGGCCAAGCAGTTGCCAAAGGCGCCCAAATAGCGATGCCTGCAGTGAAACAGGCGGCCACGCGCGTTGCCCAAGCGGCGAAGTCTGGCAAATCCATTGCTGACGTGGCCAAGAGCGTAGTTCCACCGAAGGCACCCACTCCTGGCACCATGGCATCTGGAGGTTCGGCCGGTACTGACGTCGGAACCATGCGCCAAGTGGCTGCAGAAGATCTTCCAGTCCCCATCAAGTTGACCGAGGGTCAAAAGACTCGCCAATTCGAGCAGCAGCGCTTCGAGCGCGAGGCAGCCAAGGATCCAGCAATTGGTGAACCTATTCGCCAGCGCTTTGCCGAGCAGAATAAGCAACTCCAGCAGAACCTCGATTCTTTCATCGATCAGACTGGTGCCGAAGCAACTGATGTCCGCTCGGTTGGATTGAGTGTTGACAAAGCTCTTCGCGACCGTGCTGCACGCGACAAGACCCGCATCCGCACCCTGTATAAGGATGCCGAGAAGGCTGGCGAGATGGAAGCTCCAGTGTCACTGAATAACGTGGTTCAACACTTGGTGGACAGTGCCCCAGAAGCTGAGGTGGCTAATGTCTTGAAGGCCACGAAGGCAAAGGCATTACAACTTGGCATTGCAGTTGAGGACTCTGCCGGGAACCTCGTTGCCCAACCTGTCTCATTGAAGACGGCCGAGTTGTTCCGCCGCTCCATCAACGGTGCCACCAATGCTGAGTCTACGAACATCCGCCAAGCGGCTATCATGAAGGGCCTCATCGACGACGCCACTGAGGGCCAGGGCGGTTCGCTGTACCGCTCGGCGCGTGCTGCTCGGTCTCGCTATGCGAATGACTACGAGAACATTGGCCTGGTGAAGAACCTGCTTGGCACCAAACGAGGAACTGCAGACCGCGCCATTGCTATGGAGGACGTGCTCAAGCGCTCGATCATCGACCCGTCTGCTTCGTTGGACACGGTCCGCCAGATGCGCCGGTTGCTCCAGACTGAGGGTCCTGGTGGCCAGCAAGCATGGCGTGAACTTCAGGGTGGAACCCTCCAGCACATCAAGGATGAGGCCACAAAGAATGTTGCTCGTGACGAGTTGGGGAACCAGATCGTGTCTGCTGCCCAACTGGACCGCACCATCTCAGCACTGGACCGCTCTGGCAAGTTGGATTTTGTGTTCGGTAAGAAGGGCGCTGAGCAACTGCGTACAATCAACGATGTGGCCAAGGACGTACTCACAGCTCCACCTGGCGCGGTGAATACGAGTAACACGGCCAGTGTGGTCTTGGCCGCTCTGGACATGGCTATCAGTGGTACAGCCGGTGTGCCAGCCCCAGTTCTGACGAGTATGCGTCTGATTGGCAAAGGCATCAAGGATGCTAAAACTAAGGCCCGAGTGCAACGCGCTCTCGGCAGTTCAACTAACTAGGAGCACTCAGTGTCTGCACTATCTGTCATGCCGCCGTTCCCTGTCATCACTGACATTGACGGCAACCCGTTGGAAGACGGGTACATCTACATCGGAGCCCCTGGTGTTCCGGCTGAGTCGAGTCCAACCAGTATCTACTGGGATGCCGCACTGACTATTCCTGCGGCGCAACCTGTTCGCACGTTGGGTGGTTACCCAATGCGAAGTGGTTCCCCGGCAGTCATCTACACGAATGGTGATTACTCCATTGCCGTGAAGAACAAGAACGGTTCCATGGTTTACCAGTCGTTGAATGCCACTGCACGCAGTGCTTCGTTGATTGCAACCACGGTCCCCAAGACTGGCGCCTACACGGTGGTTGGATCTGACCAAGGTTCAGTCCTGCTCTGTTCCGGTACTTGGACCTTGGCGCTCACTGCTGCAGCCACTCTGGGCAATGGGTTCTCGGTTGGTGTGATCAACACTGGTGCCGGTGTGATCACCATCAATCCTGCTGGCAGCGAACTGATTGACGGTGCCGCCACGCTCGACCTGACTGCCGGTCAGAGTTGCTTCATTACTTGCACTGGCACTGAGTTCCGCTCGGTTGGCCTCTCAGGTAGTGGAGGTGGTGGAGCGATCAATGGCGTCTTCTATGAGGGCGACAAGACCATCACCACGAACTACACCATCACTGCCGGCAAGAATGCCATGAGTGCAGGCCCCGTAACCATCGCTGATGGCGTCACAGTCACTGTGCCCACTGGCTCAACTTGGAGCATCGTGTAATGACCACCACAATCTCCGGAACCTCCGGCATCGACAACATCCAAGATGGTGCAGTACAAACTGCAGACTTGGCAAACGGAGCAGTGACGCCAGTGAAGACACAACCTGGCGCATTGCCCAGCATGGTACGTCTGAGCGGGTATACCGGCTCTGGAAGCACGAACACGTGCATTCCAAGGTTCACGACCACTGAGACCAATCAAGGTCTTGACATCGCGTACACAGACTCTGCGACGCTGGGCAATTTGTTCACCATCAATGCAAATGGTGTCTACGCCATCACATTCAGCGGTGGTGGTAATGTGAATCTTGGAATTTCCAACAATTCAACTCAATTATCCACATCTATCAACACCATCAGTGTTGCCAACCGCCTTTCTTCTAGTGGAGGTGGCGCAGGTATTGCTGAGAATGCGTCTTGGGTTGGATATCTACCAGCCGGTAGTTTGGTGCGCGCCCACTCAGATGGTTCGTCACTAGCCGCGATCACCCCAACATTCACTATTGTGCGTGTCGCATAAGGAGTTCACATGGCAGGCAAAAATGTTGTAAACCAGTTGCAGTTGGGCGATTCCGTCACCGCAACTCAGAACTTCGTCCTTCAGACGAACGTTGACGGAACTGCGAAGTTGGCGCGCGGTAACGCAGGCGCAGTAACGCAGGATATTTTGACGGTGGGTGCCGACGGCAAAGTCGTATTCCCACAAACTGCTGCCGGTACCTTTACGGCAGGTACTCCGTGTATCTACGGCCCATCCATAGCTGCCAGCGTAAAGACCACCGCGGCACATAACCTGGGCGGCATTCCCGCGTTCACCGTAGCTTACGCGGAGTGCATGATTGCCGAACAGGGTTATTCGGTAGGCGACCGAGTAGCGCAGAATAGAGGTGCGGAAGTAAATGGGTTTGACGTGGTCTACGACGCAACCAGCGTAGTAATCCTGACATCTAACAATGTGGCTCTAACCATCCTCAACAAGACCACTCCAGGTGCCCGAGCTGGGGCAACCGCGGCTAATTGGCGGCTGGTCGTAGTACCTTACCGCCTAAACTAGGGAGAAGTAATGACAACAGCAATCACAGCAAAACCAGGCGGCACCCAAGGTGCCCTGTCAGTCGGAGGAGTAGAAGCCGTGGTCTTCGACCAGGATGGCATCTCCAAAGGCGGCCAGCCCGCAGTCCGCCAGACTGTTCTCAATGGTCCAGTCGATACCAACGGGTTCGCCGCGTTCGGAGGTGGCACTGGGTCTACCACGGTGACCGCGGCAGGTACGTTAGTGGCCACTGCAGTCAATGGTACACGTGACCGCATCGGAGCGATCCTGAACCCATCGTGGTCAGGACTGAGTACCAATGGAACCATGTTCCTGTACTTGGACATTGCGGCCGACGGAACCTGCACTCCAGGAAGTACGACTCTTGCGCCCACATACCGTTGGGGAGGCACAGATGTGGTTGGTTCTGGCCAGTTCACCTTCAACATCCAAGAGATGCAGGGCAAGGTCGGTAACGGTTCTGCCGCCACTCAGACTTACCGCGTGTTCGTTGGTGAGGTCACGGTGGCTGGTGGCGTAGTGACTGCGATTGTCTGGTATGCGCTGATGGGGCGGTATGACTCTGGGTACACTGCCACGCTGCCAAGTACCACAGCGTTGACATCTAAGAATTCAAATTTGGGTGTTGTAGCGCAACGTGCTCAGGTACTGATTGAGTGCACTACGACTGACAAGGGATACGCAGTTGGCGACGTGTTGGATGTCTCGTCAATAGGTATTGCCGCAAATAACAGTTTCGCCGTGGGATTCACCACTAATGTCGTCTTCATGAGTAGTTACGCAGGTGCACTCCTTCTGTATAACAAGGGCGGCGGTGCGCCCAGTGTGGTGACTTCAACATCGTGGAAGTATAAACTTCTAGTAAACCGAGGATGGTAATCATGTTCATCGACAAAAACGGAAATATCTACCAAGGCGACATGGTCCTTGGCGACCGCGAAGCAACTCCTGACGAGATTGCGGCATGGGAAGAGTCTCGCAAACCTACCTACGCGGATCTTCGCCGTGTTGAGTACCCACCTATCGCCGAGTTGATCGACGGTCTGGTCAAGGATGATGCCGCGCAGATCCAGGCATATAAGGATGCCTGTCTCATGGTCAAGGCCAAGTACCCGAAGCCATGACCATCTTGCTGGCACTCCTGTACCCACTGGCCATCCAGTATGAGCGCGGTGGTTGGTGGCGCATTATTGCCCCAGTCACTGTTCTCGCGCTTCTTATCGATGTCATTGCCAACTACACTGAGTTGTCACTGGCATTCTGGGAGTGGCCTAGGTACGGTGAGTGGACCTTCAGTACCCGTCTCAATCGCCTCATCACATGGGAAGATTGGCGCGGTTCAGTTGCACGGCCCATAGCAGCTGTGCTCAATTACATCGCCCCAAGCGGCAAACACATCGAGGCCCTCCAAGGTGTCTAAAATGGATCAAGCACTCATCAACTGGCTCTTAAGTGGATTCGGAGCCCTCATCGGCTTTCTCCTCAACGCCGTATGGCAAGCAGTCAAGGACCTCCAAAAGTCTGACAAGGAGTTGGCCGAGAAGGTCGCATCCATTGAGATTCTCGTTGCTGGTGCGTACGTCAAGCGCGACGAGTTCCATGAGATGAGCAAAGCACTCTTCTCCAAGTTGGACCGCATTGAGGACAAGCTCGACGGAAAGGTGGACAAGCCATGACGTTCAAATTCGGTCCGCGGTCGCTGAACAACTTGATTGGTGTACACCCAGATCTTGTCAAGGTGGCCATGCGCGCCATCGACATATCTGAGGTTGACTTCGCCATTACTGAAGGTCTCCGTACTGCTGAGCGCCAAGCGCAACTGGTCAAGTCTGGAGCCAGTAGGACGCAGAACAGCCGCCACCTGACAGGTCACGCCATCGATGTGGCAGCCTACGTCATGATCGATGGCAAGAATGAGGTTCGCTGGGATTGGCCACTCTACACGAAGATTGCTCGCGCCATGAACTTGGCAGCTGAGGAACTCGGCATCCACATTGAATGGGGCGGTAGTTGGTTGTCGTTCCCAGATGGTCCGCACTTTCAACTTCCACGCAAGGAGTATCCATAATGGACCCGATCACCATCAGTTCTATCTTCGGCATCGGTGGCAAACTCATCGATAAGCTGTTCCCAGATCCTGCTCAGAAGGCGCAGGCTCAGTTGGAACTACTCAAACTCCAGCAGGCCGGTGAACTTGACGAGATCAAGGTGCAGTTGAGTGCCATCATCGCCGAAGCCCAGTCCTCAGATCCTTGGACCAGCCGTGCACGGCCGTCGTTCCTGTATGTGGTCTACATCCTACTGCTGTGGAGTATCCCAATGGGAGTGCTCACGATCTTCCGCCCAGAAGCGGCAGCGGCCTTCACACTCGGCTTCAAGGCCTGGATGAGTGCCATTCCTGAGCCGGTGCTGACGCTTTTTGGTGTCGTAATGACCGGGTACGTGGCAGGACGGTCCTGGGAGAAGGTTAAAGGTGCTGTGAAGTAGCAGGGGCTGACAGGAGCCACGTAGGAATGAGCAAAGAGCCTAGGCCACCAGTTACTATGGCCTAGGCTCTTCTGTCTCCTCTAGGATCATTCCTGAGGACCCAAACTAGCTAAATCTCCACAAGAAGCCGCTCCCAGGTCCTTCCAGCGCCGGTCCACAAATCTCCTGCTGCGGAGTGCGGGTATTCATCCTTGTAGACGATCCTTTCACACCCAGTGTTCAGTAGCAGTTTGCAGCATGTGACACAAGGACTGGCCGTCACATAGCAAGTGTGGATGGCGTAGATGTCCTTGCACTGCAGTAGAGCGTTCTGCTCCGCGTGGATAGCTTGACACCCATCAAGATTCGTACCACTTGGCGCATGGGCCCCAGAACATGCATTCGGAAACCCAATCGGATGGTACTGGTCATGCTCGTTACAGTGAGGAAGCCCGGCAGCCACGCCGTTGTAACCAGTGGCCAACACGTGGCCCCTAGCATTCAACAGGACGCACCCAACTGCCCTTCGGCAGCAGGTGGTCCGTTGGGCCGTCAACAAAGCCAATTTCATGGCCCACACATCACGACTGGGTCTCATGTTACACCTCCCACCAACGAAGAGGGTCACCTGGTCGACTCTCACGGAGTTGCTCAAGCACCTTCATGAGATTTGCCGCATCATTCCACAGCAGGATGTCCGTATCAGGTTGCGCCAAGATCTTGCTATTGAGGCAGACCTTGGCATCACCCCAATTTGACTCGTACAGGTGACTCGATGCGGCAGTCAAGAACAGGGTCCCAGGTGACACTCGAGACTCCATGAACAGTTGTTCGTTCAACAGTCCGCACACCAAGTGGCTGAGCATGCTGAAGTTGAATACGTCATATGGAACACCCAGCCACACATCGGATGACCGCATGAACACGTGTGCATTGAGTAGAGACCCGCGGACATTGAAGAACACCGCCACGGTGCACGGCACATCCTTCGTCTGAGGTGGACTCTCACGCCAGATGGTCAGACCAGCTTGACGACTGTCACGATCGGTCAGTAACTTCTCCACGATGTATGGCAGTTGAGCTTTGATCTTGGGCCCGTAGGCACCGAAGAACCGCTCACCATCATCAGAGAAGTCTTTGATCCGCGCGTTGTATGGGGCAATCGATTCCACTCGATCATCGCCAGACAGGATCCAGAAGGCCTCAGCAGCCATGAACTTGTAACTCAGACTGCGGTCGGGAACCCGCAACACAGGTTGGCGCATGTTCACCGCCATTGTGCGCTGCGGCATCTCCATCGTCATCTTGCCGCGCGGTGCAACAGGTGCTCCGTTCTTCAAGATGTCATCAAGAGCATTGAGCCAGGTTTGAGAGAAGTCCATCTCAGCCTTTCAGTTGGCCGGCAAAGAAGCCAGCGTAGTTGATGATGTCCAGTGCCGTGTCACGAAGACCCTCGAAGTTTGCGTCTTGGCCACGCATCTCCTTGAGGACCAGTGAGTTGAAACGCTGGGACTTCGTGTGCAGCATCTGCGCGTAGCTCACGGCCCCGAATGGGAAGTACGAGGACCTGTCAATCTTGTGCGGATCCATGTCCGCAGCATTTTGGTTGTAGTCCTGGCTCTTGCGAACACAGAGCAGTGCAGCTTCAGCCAATGCACCTGGGTGGCCACCGCGAGATTGGAGTTCTTCCAGAAGTTCAACGGTGGAACACTCGGCCAATTGCGTGGATGGGAGCAGTGATTTCGTTTTCATATCGAGAGTTCTCCGTGTTACCATGTCAAGATTTCCTTCAAGCGAGTTTCTGGACCAACCCAACCTTCGGGCTTCTTGCAGTCAAACGCACTACCACGTTTCGAGTCAGCTGCAGACTCCACGCGCACCTTCGCCATGTTAGCTGAATGGACCGCGTGCATACCGGCATGCCACTGGGCAGGACTGACGCCCATGAAGAGCGCAGTTCCGTAGGTCACGTAGGCAAGGTCCAGGAGTGCGTCGAATGCACCCACCTTGTCGCCAGTGGCCAACGCCTCTTGAAGCTCCTGGAGCTCCTCCTTGAGGAACCCAACACGGAAGTCCTGAGTGTGTTGACTCGGCGTCAGATGATCCACAGTCCCCATGGGGAGGCCGAACTTCTCATGGAACTCTGCGACATTACCGATCATTTTGCACCTCGCTTTGCAACTGCAACAGGCTTGCGACACACCCACAGGTTGTTGCGGGAATGGTCTGGGTACAGCGGGCCAAAGATGTTGCTGATGGCATCGTTGTCGAAGTACTCGGCCAATTTAGGACGCAGCACCTTGACGGCGTCGTTCAACTTCTGGTCGCCCGAATCAGTTTTACCGATGTGCTTGATGTCCATGAAGGTACCAAAACGCTGCTCAACCATGAAGCCAGTCTTCTCAACATACTTCTGCAGTTCAGGCACCGTGTACTCATGGATGTGGTTAGCTGCATGGCGTACACCGTCATAGACGGGCGTAGACAAGAGCAACACGCCACCAGGCTTCAGTGAGGCAAACATGGCTTTGAGCAGAGTCACACCGTGCTCAACCTTCATGTGCTCAATGACTTCGTAGTTGACCACGACATCAAAGCCCTCAGGGCGCGCCTTCAGGAGTTCCTTGTAGCGCTCAACAAAGTTGAACTCGCCATGGAATGTCAGGCGCTGAGAACCAGATGGCTTCAGCTTGTTGAGGTCCACACCCGTGTAGTGGTTGACGTGGCCCGCAGCGCCGCCAGTGAGGATCTTCGACAACGGGCGGTCTTCACCGCAACCGACCTCAAGCACGTTATCTTTCGACGTGATGAAGCGGCGGGCAAAGCTCCAACGCCAAAAATGCGCCGAGTAGTCACGGTGCAGAGTCTTGCCGTGACCCGCTTCGCGGAGTTGTGTGGTGTCGTATTCGCGGTCGTCGCGTGTCTTTTCTTTGCGTGTGGTAGCCATGGTAATTCCTTAGAATTGAGGGAGATTATTTCGCTGCTGGGGGATTCTGGCCAAGTTTGGTCAGATGGTTGCGGTACCACTTAACGTAGCCGCGTTTCTTCTCGTCAAGGCCGAAAACTGCCTGGACCTTTTCGAAAATCTGGTCGTCGGCCAATTTGCCCGCCATGATCAGGTCTTGGAACATCATCGCGGCGGATGGCTTCTTCTCGCCAGTCTTGGTGGTAGGTTTTACCGCGACTTTCTTTGCAGGCGCGGGCTTCACTGCGACCTTGGCGGCGGGTTTTGCCGCGACCTTCTTTACAGGCGCGGGTTGCTCGGTTGAGACTTTCTTCTTGGTGGCCATATCGGACTCCTGTTTACTCACGTTGATGATTTGGCCAAGGTAGTCCAAGGCCTCTTTGCTCGCCCCGATGTCCTGGCTGTAGTTGAGGTACAACTGGCACGCCTTGGCAGCGGGGTATCCGTCCATTGGTGTGAACCTTTGGTCGAATGAGTCCACTGACGTTGTATGGACCTCGAGTCCAGTCACGATGTCAAGTGGGATATACTTCACAACATCTTCGTCGCGGCACACTTGGATGCACGTACGACGTTGGCGGTCATGGCATGCAGACATAGTAAATGCCTCTGCCTCTGGTTTCTTCTTAGTTGCCATTCTTCTTTTCTCCTGAGAGTTTATCAGCTATTACGGACAGTTCGAGCAGTCCTTGCAGCAGGACCTTGGCATCGGGCCAGTACTGCGGACCTTGTACTTGCCACACAAGTTGAGTGTCCCCGCCCTTCTTGAGGACCAAAGCGCGAGGACCTCCGTTGATATAGAGTTGGAACCTCTTCTCAGTTGCCGTACTCTCATCTTCAATTTCGATGGTTTTCATTCTGGGAACTCAATCGATTTGATGATGCCGTGGACCTTGGCCATTCGCACGAAGTCATCCATGGGCGTACTGCCAGGCATCACGAAGTCGACGGCTAGGCCGCCACGGTAATGAACGCGGACCTTCATGGCCTTATGCGTCTTGTGGCAGGAGACCGGTACGCTTCATTTCGCAGCGGTACCAAGTTGGGTAGTGGCGCTTAGAGTGATCGAGTTCGAATTTGGCTTGGAGGATTTCCCAGACCTCGGCATTGGTCTTGCCATCGAGAATCAATGCGCGCGCAGTGGCCGAAATACCCACGCCAGCAGCTTTAGCCGGTACGTCCGACTTGGCGCGAGCGATCTTGGCGGTTGGCTGCGCTTCAGGTGCTGGCACAGGGTTCTTCAGTGACTCAAGGTGGGCGGCAGCTGCTCCGAGTTTGCATTCGAACTTGCCATCTACTTTTGTGATGAACAAGTTGTAGTCACGGGCTTGGAGTCCAAGTTTGCGCAGTGCAGAAGTAGCGGAGTCGCGAGTGTTGTAAGTTTTAACAGCCATGATATTTCCTCAGCAAGGTTTCGAACAACGTTATTGTGTGTTCGTGGTTAGATTATGCAGTGCATTTACGCACCTTGTAACCACCCAATTTCAAAATAGTGCAAATTATTTGCGCAATTTCCTCAGCGCATCAAATAGGGCGTTTTGTCCACGACGTTTAGATTTCACAGTCGATAACATCACATCGTCCACTGTGTCACGCGCCATGATGTGGTGTACGAACACCTTTTTGCTTTTGTTACCCTGGCGGAGAACCCGGCGAATGAACTGGTCATACAACTCGTAGTCCCACGTCATTGAGTGCCAAGCTACATGGTGCCCCATTTCCTGCAGATTCAATCCGTGGCCCATCGCCTGTGGGTGACCAAGTAATACTGGAAGTTTTCCAGCGTTCCACTGGTTTACCAATTCCGATGCGCGTTTAGAATTCACCCCACCACCGATATATGGGACCTCCTTGCCGAGTTTCTCTTGCAGTCGATCGAGGTCATGGGCGAAGTCGTATGCCACCAACAGCGGTGACCCTTGCAGCTCCTCAATAAGATCGGCAAGCGCATCCACTTTCTCAGTGTGGAGGTTCACCCACTCGCGCGTTGACTTGGGCAGTTTGACCAACGCCTGAACTTCTGGGTCGAGGTAGATCCCACCATTGGCCACCTGGCGGCATTTCATTGACGCTGCCGCAGCGGTGCTCGCTACAATGACCTTCGAATCGAGTTTAGCAATGAGGTCATCTTCCAATGTGGTGTACATAGCCATGATCTTGTCTGGCAGGTCGACCCTGATATTGTTCTCAATGAGAGCGGGCATGTCGAGATAGTCATCAGCCGCCATGCGCAAAGCCAGTGGGCGGATGCGGTCGTAGATCTCCTGCTCAGCACCCTCACGGATATTCCAGTTGAACCCGTCATGGCTTGGCACAAAGTACTTCATGCGGTAGTGGCTGATGTACGGGCCTAACGTACGACCTTGGTCGAGCACAAAACACTGGCCAAACAGGTCAAGCAGCCCATTGGAGGCTGGAGAACCTGTAAGACCCCAACGCCTGGCAAACGTATTCAACACGTGCTTGAGACCTTTGAAGCGGTTTGTGTTCGTGTGCTTGAACTTGGACAGTTCATCCACAACTAGAGTGTCAAATCCTAAATTCTTAAAGCGGCGTAGATCGACCTCAACCTTGGTCTTGCCAGTCACTGTCTTGCTCTTCTTGGCTTGCAGGAGCCAGTCCAGGCCCTCAGGATTGATGACGTAGATGTCTGCCTCAGTCTTCAGCAGTTCGTCCTTTCCTGGGCCGTGCAGAACCACGATCTTGAGGCCGTTAAAGTCAGTCCACTTGGTCGTCTCTACGGGCCAGACAAGGTGGCAGACGCGCAATGGGGCAATGAGCAACACCTTGCTCAGGATCTTCTTCTGTTTGAGCAGTTTGATGGCGGCCAACGTGATGCTAGTCTTCCCCAGACCTGGATCTAAGAACAGCGCAGATGCTGCGTGCTCGAGCAAGAATTTCACGGCCTTCTTTTGATAGGCGTGTGGTTGCCACGGCATCGATGATTGCGGAAAAAGCTCGGATTGCATTGTCATGTACCTCTACTTGGTAGCCCAGTTTCTTGAGTTGGGCGTGGATGTATTCTTGCTTTGGCGTTGGCTCCTCGCCAGACCGTTTGAACTCAATCAACACCGGGCGACCTCCAGGTAGCCAGAAGATTCTATCTGGATACCCGGTGTCGCCCGGTGTCACGAGTTTTGAACCTACGATCCCAAGGTGCTTCCACACAAGGTCGCAGGCATCGCTCTCGATTTTAGATTCCTTCATGGGAGCCTGTGCAGATCTCGGCAGCGCGCGCAGGTGCTATTTACTAACCGTACGAAGTATTCACCGCACTTCATACACTCACCTGGTTCGCCCACTGGGATCTTGGCAGCTTGGTCTCGGATGGCCCGCACTCTGGCCTCGTCCCACGCAAGGTCTCGGTCAATCTGGTGGTCAACCTCGTCCATTCAAGGCCCCCAACAACATCACCGCATGTTCAGCTTGGGTCTTCGCGTCATCCAAGGCATTGTGATAAGTTCCTTGGCGCTCCAACTTAACTGTTGGGAACATGGCTTTGAAGGTGCGGTAGCAGCGGTCGTTCCAAAATTGCCAGGGCAACTTCTCACCGATGGCCCCGTAGCACGCTGCAATGATGGCGTTATCAAAGCTGGCACCATTACCCCACACCTTGACTTTGCCAGGACCGTACTCGCGAACGTATTCAGAAAATGCAGCCAGCGCCATAGGCAGCGGTACCCCACCAGTCTTGGCCTCATCCAGAACTTTACGGGCTTCGGGGTTCTGCTTCTCCCACCACGCAAGTGTCTCAGGGTCAGTCAGGAGACCATGCTCCTCACAACTCTCTTGGTTCACAACCATGTAGAACTCTTCGCCGAGACCATTCTCATCGAAAGTCACAGCACCAATTGAGAGTACCACGCAACCTGGACCGCGGCCCAGAGTTTCAAGATCTACCATCACGTTTTCCATCACATTCTCCTTAGTATTTGCAGGGACCATTCTTGCTGGCGCTGAAGAAGCACCAATGGCATTTGTCGTTGGGCCGAGGCGCGAAGGTGGTATCGTTTAACATTGCCTTCGTACGCTTGGCCCACAACTTCTTCAACTTCTCAATGTCGGCACGGACAAAGATCAGCGGCTTATCCTCTGGTGGATAAATTGTTCCTTGGTCGAGGTAGGCCAAGCGAGGGCGGACCTCCTTAAGATGGGGGTGTAGTAGCAAAGCTGCCAGTGCGTAAAGCTCAAGCTGCTCAACGTAATCCTCGTTCATTTCAACGCGGAATTTGCCAGTCTTCCAATCAGTCACGATCATGACATCGTCACCTTCATGGTGGGCACAGTCGAGTTTAATGCGGACCGCACAATGTACCCAGTTATTCCACTCAGTCTCTTCCCAGTCCTTGGTGAAAGACCAATTGTCTTCAACCACCATGCCGTTGATGGACTTCTTGTATTGCTTGCGCAGCATCTTGAAGAGGTCGCCAAAGAGCTTTAACTCAGGTGGTAGTGCCCTGCCTTTACCCTTCACGTAGTCCTCAGCCAAGGTGTGGATCGCGGCACCGCGCACCATGGCTGCATTGGGCGGCTCCTTAAGCTTGTCAAAGACCGTGTATTTCAGCTTGGCCGGGCACTGCTTATAAGTGGAGTACCGACTGAATGACCAAGCTGTAATGTTCTTGATCGGGATGACTTTCTTCGTTGCCATTAGAGCACCTTACCTTTCTTGTCAAAATCTTTCAATTCATCCCAGTTGGTTGAGGACACTGCGCCCTCACTCAGGATTGGGACATCAAACTCAACCGACTCCATAGTCTGGCGGAGTACTTCCATCTCAGCCTTGAGAATCTTCTTGGGCACACTTACTGTGATTTGGTCGTGCACGTTCAGCACGATCTTCGCATCAGGGTGCTTCACCGCACGGTACCGGATTAGGGCTTCTTTGGTACAATCTGCGGCAGATCCCTGAATGAGCACATTGACCAATTTATAGTCGAACTCACGAATGCGGCCATCGATGAACTTCGGCTCCTCGCAGTAGTATTCACGACCACCCCACGTGCGGATCGGCGTCTTAGTCTTGGCGCGCAGCTTCATGTCCTTGTACATCTGGCCAAGTCCTGGGTACAACTTCAGAATGGCCTTCTTTAATTCACCAGACTCTTCGACCGTCATGTCGTTCTTGATGGCTAATTTACCAACACCCATACCGTAGATCAAACCGAGGTTCGTATTCTTCACAGGTTTACGGTCATAGAACTTGCCCATTTTCTCAAGCTCGGCCTTTGCGTAGTCATGGAAGTCAATCCACGGATCCGCGACATACTTGTCCATCAATGAACCACCATCAAAGTGCGCCAAGATGCGCGGTTCTTGCTGTGAATAATCTCGGTCGATGAACACCTCACCGGCAAATGGCGTGATGTAACTGCGGACCTTGGGTAGCCGCGGCAAATCTTTCCATGGGCACTTGGGCAATTTCTTCGCCTTGGCCGCATCAGGTTCGTCGTGGGCGAAGATGGGCGCAAACGTATTTGGGATGTTCTGGAAGTTCGGTGTGGATGATAGCCGGCCTGTGCGGGTACCCACATTGGCGTCGCCAGACGGTGATTTGATTTGATTCCAAGTGGTGAAGATGAGGCCGCCAGAAGCGTTCGCGGTTCTCAACCACGACTGCATGAAGGTATTCAAACAGGTATTCAACTGAGTGCGGTATTTGAGCACGCCCAGCAAGACCTTATCGGTGACTCCAAGCAGCAGAGCCTCCTTGTTCGTCTGGAACTTGCCTGTAGGAGTCCGCGGCATCAGATCTGGGTCTGCCTTGCCTGCTGCCACCATGGCGTCCACCAGTTGAGCTCCTGAGTCGAGGTTGATATCTGTATCAGCCTTGAGTGTTTTGATGACCCAGGCGTCAATCCTGGTGCGCCACTCGTTGTACATGGTGACGTCCGCAGCCAGTCGAGCGTGGTCCATCTGAAGACCTTGCCGCTCCATCTCCAGCAGAATAGGCATCAGCTTGCGCTCACGGTCATAGGAGACTAGCATGTCCCGTTCGGAAGTCTTCTTCCACAACATGTTGAACAACGCTTCAGTACGGTCTACGTCGCCGTTGGCGTAGGTCCCCACAAGGTCGCCTGGAGCGTAGGCAATATACCGACCGAAGTAGTGGTCTGAACTCTTGGACTTGCTGATCTTGACGCCAGGGACTGGCTGATGCACTATAAGCCAGTTGCCCACAGCGTCTTGCTCGTCAGCAGGCAGGTTAAGCAACCGAGTGGCCGAGGGCTTGAGGCCCAGTTCTAACTGATGAGGGTCGTCTAGGAAGAGCAGGAACATGGTATCATGGATCTTGTCCCACGCTGGTATGGGCAACTCAAGATGGACCTCTGCGACGTCGACGTCGAACTTGCCATTCTGAAACAGGACCCCATCCTTGCACTCGTAGGCCTTGGCCACTGCAGCCTTGCCTTCGGAGAAGCAGCAGTTGTTGCCAGTGGGATGGCCCCACGCAAAGTACTTAGCCTTCTTGCCTGGATACTTGATTGACACGCCAACAGGCATGGGCGGATATTTCGGGCGGCCCTCAATTCCGAATGTCTCAAAGTCAATGGTGACAGGTTTTGGCTGCTTCATGACGCGCCCAATTCTGCGCGTTCACGGTCAGCACGCACCTTGTTCAGCCGGCTATGGATGCGTTTAATGAACTGCTTACGCTTGCGGCCTTTAAGTTCGTCCTTCAAAAGGACTTGGCACATCACCTCATCGGCACTACGCAGCTTGTCATTGAGTACGATCCATGAGTAAAACGTGGGCTTGGATATTGGTTTCTTCATTTGGTTGCTCCAGAGTCAAAAAGAGCCCAGTGATTCTCTAACAAACCACTGGGCAAAGGCTCCTGCAAAGGATCAGTACTTACGCGGACCACGCTTAGCTGCAGGTTTTGCCGCAGGTTTCTGCGCTGCGCGACTGCCACGCTTCGGAGTCGGTGCGACTTCTTCTGTAGGTTGGTACGGGAAGTCGATGGTCGACTTTGCTTCTTCATGACGCTGCATGATGGCACTCATGAACTCATCGGGGATATTCATGATCGGCTCGAAGACGACTTTGAACAGGGTCTTAGGATCGGGCACAACCTTGACCTTGGTCACGATGCCAAATGGAGGACGACGCAAAGCGCCGGCCACCTGCTTGACAAAACTGGCGTAGCCCTTGACAGACGTGACAGGTAACTTCATGAAGCCGATGGCCGTCGAAGCGTAGTGGTCCTCGCCGTCAAACATCACGAATTTGCCTGCTTGGTCGAAGTTGCCCGCAGGGATCATCGCCAGACGGCGAGTCTCACGAGCAGCTTTGCCGCGGCCGGTATCAGCAGAGCCCCATTCGCAGACTTCACTTTCACTGCACAACTGGCCAGCAAACTCAGGGTCAGAGTTCTCGTGCCAAGTCATGGTTTTCTCATCGCGGCCGAACGCGAAGGCGGTCGGTGTTTGAGGAGTGTCAGGATCGTACTTGCCTTCATAGTAGGTGGTCTCAAAGATACTATCCAAGATGACGACCGCCATCTGGTTGCCAGGCAATGGGGCATCTTGCCAAGACAGGATGCCGCCTTTCGCGCTGAAGAATTGCCCGCCTCCAGTGTTGGCTTCCATGCCGGCGGCGACTTCAGCTTGCTTAGCGAGTTCCTCATCCCAGCGGACGAGAGCAGTTGTTTGTGTTTTCTTGGTTGCCATGGTAATGGTTCCTTAGTGGTTAGTGACGAGTGCGCGGAGTTGGAAGATCAGAACCTTGGGCCGCGCCCCAAGATCCCAATTGTTAAACCTTGTTGATGGACACAGATACGGCGTTGAAGTGCTCAACACCTGGGACTTCCTTGCCAGCTTCCCAACGCTCTTTAATGGCTGCATCTGATAGACGCTTCTGCATCATGTCGAAGGACCCAGTCTTCTTCACATACTTGTAGAATGCATCCCAGTCCTTGACTTGAGGCACCTGCTTAGTCACGACAGTGACGCGGGCAAACTTGCCAGCCACACCAGATGCTTCTGACTTGGGCAGGTTCTCGATGATGTGAGCCTTGAGAGCTTTCTCTTCGGACTCGATGTCATCGACTTTCTTCTGCTCAGCTAAGCGCTTGTTGCGCAGCTCAAACAGGTTGTCCGCGCAGGCACCCAGTGCCTTGGGGAATTTGTATTTAATTTCAGTAGCCATTTGGTTTCCTCAGCAGTTGCGGCCATAATTTGGTCGTGGTTAGATTATGCAGTGAATTTCCGTAGCTTGTAAACAGGTAATTTCAATTTGGCAAAATATTTCCAACACCTAGATCCAAGAGCGCCAAATCAATTACGTCACGGATGGTGGCACCAACTACCGCCTTCTCCTGCTGGTAGTGACAAGACCATGTGCGCTCCCACCCGTGTTCACCAAGGTAGTCGTGCGCCACAACACAGAGACCGTGCTCTGCGATGGCGTCAATGCGAACCGTATCGGTAATCACAGATCCACCTTCGACCTGAACCCAAGGAACACTGGGAACCGCGGTTTGTCCTTCACACCAGTGGGTTGGAACTTGTACTTGACTACCTTCCCAAGCAGGTTGTCGCGGTCAACCCACAACGTAGAGCGTTGGTCTGCAGTAAACCCGGTGCCGATGTCGAATTCCACTTTGGTCTTGAGGTCTTTCACAATGAGCGCTCCAAGCATCTCCTTGCCAATCTTGCCCGCCTTGTGACTGGAGCGCTCCAATTGGCCAAGTTCATTGCGCTTCGCCTCATTGGCGTTGTGCATGAGTTGGGTACACCCAACCACGATTGCCTCGCTATCCTCGAAGCGCTTCACCTTCAGCAACCATGCCTCTTTAGTAGTTGAGCGGCCATGCTTATACGGACCTTCAGGAAGGCGCAGCATTACTCCTTCGTAGCCAGTTGCAAGGTACTTCTCTTCGTGCATCGAGATGTCTTCCATGCAGCGGACTATGTCATGCGGCACTTGCACGAAATGAGTATGCTTCTTGGTACGTTTGAAAGCCGAATCCAGGCGCTTGGTAAACCAGGCCCCGTGGCTGAAGTCGTCAAACACGTAGAACTTCACCTTGGGTTGACCCTCGACGCTCATGACACCGGACGACGTCACTTGAAACACATCTTTGGCAATGGGTGAATCAACGACCAATTCGCCATCGAGTCCATTGAACTCAGGGTGGCCGAACAGTAGTTGAACGTACTTATTAGGGATTGGCTTCAAGGACCTGCCGACCGCCACGCCGTCAATGACCAGGCAGCGAATGCCGTCCAGCTTGGGGCTGAGCAGCATTGGGAATGGGAGAAACTCCCCAGCGGGAGATGCGAGCATTGGCTTCATGCCTGTCCTTTGATGTGTGCTTCAACAGCCCTTACAACACACGTCACAAGTAACTCGTCTTGAGGGCGCAATGCTTGGCTGGTTGCCTCTGCGTATAGGTCGCTAATTTCCTTGCGAGTCAGTGGCTGCACTGTCTTGACTGGTGCTACTGGTGCGGCGTAGAGAAGTTCCATGTCTCCGCCCAAATCAACGCAACCTTTGCACCCGCAATATTGGTGGCTCCCCGGAACTGTCGGCCAACGCGCAGCAACAGGCTCCTGCACCTTGATCGCATCGAGTTCAGCGCGGAGTGTGTCGCGTTCGTACCGCAACAACCCCACTGATGCCGCCATCACAGCTTTCGAGTTACCAAGGGTTTCGATCCGCTGGGCTTGCGCCTCGATCATCTGTATTGAGTCAGTTAGCAGAGCCTTGCCCGGAGTCCCGTGATACGCATCTTCAGCGTGTTTAAGAAACGCAATCAGCGCATCGCGCTCAGTTTGTTGTGTCATTCCGAAATCTCCATCAATGCGCGTTTTGCTTTCTCCATCCACCACAAGACCGTTCCTCCGTCAGCCTCAGAAGATGCGAAGTACAACGCACCATCCTTGTCCTGTCCGATTACGATTGCAATCTGAGGCTCTGCTTTCATGGCTTCGGACAGTACGCGCTCTACAGGTATTGGGAGCGACGTAGTTACATTGAGCACCGTTACGTTGTCTACGAGTTTCATTCGGTTTCTCCTTGTGGGGCGCACATAGCAACGTAAACGCGCCGAACATCGTCTGTGTATGTCTCATACATGAGTGGAGACAGGGACTCTATCTCTGAATTTCCGCACAGAAGCAGTGCCTTAATACCTTCGTGCAGTTGCCCTTCGCTCGGGACGACTGACTCGGTTTTCATGGAGCAGTCACACGGACCAGCGGGGTACGCAGGCATATTGTGAACTGCACAGTCTGAGTCGTGATTGCAACAGCGAGCATCGGCAGGCTTGGTGCTTGGTGCGGTGAAAATGTCTTTGATGATTTTCAATCGTGGGTTGCCCTTTTTCCACATTGGCTTCTGGCCCATATCTGCAAAACCGATACGCCCTGTGTCTTCATGCTGCCACATGAAACCAACCGCCTCACCGCTGTTTGGGGTGAGTGATTGCAGCATCTTCAATGCAATCCTGTTTGGCGTGGACACCACGGGCATGGCAAGGTCTAGCAACTGCTGGCGCTGGCTCTCTGTGATTGTGTAGGTGGTCATGGTGCAGCCCAGTAAACGTAACGCCCGTCAACCCTCTTGCGCAGCGTGCGGCCAGACTTCTTGGTGCTGTGGTGCATGATCTGCGCAGCCTCCATCAATGTCAGCTTCGTGACTTCAGACAGTTCTTTCAGCGTTGCCAACGGGTTTGCGATCAGATATTCAATGATCGGCCCGATTCGATCAGTTCTGCCCTCTTGCGACGGTCGGATGTAGGTGTAAGCGTTCTTAGTTCGCAGGTCTTGGTTATCACCCGTGTTGACGTGCTTTGAACATGAAATTGCACCCTCTTTGCGCAACTCTGAGAGCAATCGGCTGACATTTGTAAGAGGCAAGTCGAAATGCACCATCACCTCATGCGTGGTTACAGCGCGGCCCGTGGATTGCACAAAATTACACACCTCGCGCCTGGTCATCTTTGGCGCTGCTTTGCGGATGGTGCGAAACGGGTTTACATCGTTGGCGAATGTTGTGCAGATCATTGCGCGGTCGAGGTGGGTCGCAAGGTGTGTGGATGATGTCATAGTGGGACCTCGTGAATCGCAAAGACTTTCGTAGTGCGGTCCATAAACACGGCTAGACAACCGGGCGCGTGGTACCCATAGATCTTCGCCACAAACACTGAGAGTTGAGTTGGCACGAGATATGCCACCAAGATATGGTTCTTATTCATGCGCGGTGCTCCAGAACATGGCCTGAACCTGCACAGGACACGCAGGGCAGGTCGATTGAATGAAACCCATGAACTTGCTTAACCTTGCCAAGTCCTGAGCACTGGGGACATGCCTTGGGTGCCAACGCCTCGTCCATGGCGATCTTGTAAGCCTTGCGGATCGTATTAAAGTCCACAGGATTGCCGCCACGGTCTGGGTGGTGAATGCCACATAGCTCTCGCCATTTAGCTTTCACCTCCGCAGGCGTCGCAGTCTCAGGAATCCCTAAAGTTGCGAACGCCTTACTCATACCAAGCCCCACCCAAACATGAATGCCGAGTAGCAAATCTTGCCCAAGATACCGAACATTGGGAACGTTGCCACGGCACAGATGCCAAGGAGACCCCACCCCAGTACCTCTTGCACACGATCTTGCCACGAGTAATACAACCGGCTACGGCGCATCTTAGGCCTCCTTGACGTCAGTTTCAACGCACAGGGCGTTGATGAACTCGAGCAACTCAGCTTTGGCGACTGGAACGTCGACCTGTTTGATTTCAATGTCCTTCTTCTTGGCGCCCAACTGCTCAACCAACTCATCGCGAGTGGTTTTGGCATCAGCATTCGTGGAAGCGTAGCGCTTGGTGCCTGGTCCAGTTACGAGATAGCAACGCATTGTGAAACTCCTTAATTACATTTGTGGTGAAAAGAAAGGAGACCGAAGTCTCCTCTCAGGATTGGAACTGCTTACGCAACGTCCTTGATACGGCCGGTGATGTCCTTGATGGCAGCTTTCACGGCTTTGGCGCCTTCTTCAGGCACTTCGGTTTCCTTGATTACAGCCAGGACACGCTTGGTCTCGGCTTTCACAGCGGCGGCAACTTGCTTCTCAATCGCAGCTTGCACACCTTCGTCAGCCAAAGCGGCCTTGATCTCTTTTGCGTTCATAACATTCTCCAGTTGGTAGCGCATTGGGACAATTCCCTCAGCTGAGTTATTATATTTTGTTTTCGAGGGTTGTAAGCATGCGGTTTCAATTTAATTGGCCCGCCGAAGCGGACCGTTGAAAATTAAACCGCGGCCAAGTATCCGGCATCACTGTAATTGCCAAGAATCTTCACAGTGTACTGATGACCACCAACTTCAACTATGTCGCCATTACGTACTGGCGCCTGGGCACTCAACCGAGCGCGCTCTTCGTCATCCTTGGCAGTGTAGGCACTTTTCAGGCACGCAGATTGCTTCATGACGTAGATCTTGCCTTCGTCTTCACTGTTGAACAAATAGCCAGTTGCTATGCAATCATTGCCACGAAAACCCTTGCAGACAAATGCAAAAGTGTTGTCTTGGTCGAAGTTGTCACGTGGGAAGTTCAGAATTTGTATCATGGTGCGTCCTCAGCAAGTTTGAACAAGCGTTATTGCGTTGTCCATGATTAGATTATGCAATCCGTTTCCACATCCTGTAAACACCTATTTACAAATATTTTTCAATATTTTGCAACTTTTGCTGAACCCTGCTTCTTCGCCCAATCATCCAAGTGCTTCGCCGCCTGTTGGTGAGTCGCCTCAATCCACTGGTCGAGGTTCCGCAGCGCGTACAACCGACCTTGTGACCCATCAGACAACCGAATCGGCTTCCCATGGCAAATCTGGCGGACCCCAGCCCTGGCCAACTCGCGCCCAAGACCGTTTGCAGTGGTGCCAGTCTTTCCAGATGGGTCGTAAAACTGCAGCAACTCCTTCGAAGTGAACAGATCCTTGTCAACCACGATCTCGCCGACCTTCAGTGTGTAGTCAGGAGTGGCCACCAACGTGCGGACCCAACCGGCCAAGTCACTCTGCACGTTCGCGATCATGCGTTCCTTGGCTGAGGTCTTGAAGGCAGGAGCCGCTGGGTTGAACGCACCGGTATCTCGGTCCAACAGATACTGGAACACGGCCTTGCTGCCACCAGTATCGAGCCACAGGTCGTAGTTCATATAGAACTCCTCATCCATGGGGCCTACCTGCACTTCATGGATGAAGAACCGGCGGTCGTCATCCTCAAGAAAGAACGAGTCGGGATGGTTGGCCGTGAAGAAGTAGTTGATACAGTCCGGTACTACGTAGGTTGGCACATACTTCCCATTGACTCGGAGTTCACGCTGGGTGATGAGCTTCTTCAAGAAGTCAGCATCTGCCCGCTTATTCGAACCGGTCACATCATCGCCCATCACAAACTGGCGACCTTCTGCCCACTCATTAAAGGAGTTGTGCAGGTCCATCTGGCTGATCTCAGTGAAGTTCTGCCCGTAGATGCGGCCAAGCGTGTATCCGACCAGCGACTTACCAGTGCCGTGCTTGATACCATGAAGGACTGCGGAGCTAAACAACTTCGTGCCCGGGTGCTGCAGTGGGTACGCACACCAGTTCAGAAACCACTCAATGGCTTGGGGCTCAGATCCTTTGAAGATGTGCCCAATCAATTCCAAGAATGGGTCGACATCGCCTTCTTCAGGTTCAACGCCCCAACCAGTCCAAGTATTAAACATGGGCCGAGGTTCTTGCAGGAACACCTTGCCACCTGGCTTATATGTAATCTTCGTGACCTCATTGCGCAACGGCCACTTCAGCCATGCCGCAGCTGCTGAGACCGCCTTGTAGGACACGGTGCCGTCTTGCCTGAGACCGCGCTCGTGGTAGTTCGAGGTGGATTCCAGATGGTCCTTGAATGCTCCTGGTGAGGCCTTGAACCGAGTGTCTTGCACTACGACGAAGCCAGGATCCTGAACGTACACGTACTTCTCGTTCAGGTCCCATAGCGGCGCGGTCAGACCAAGCGGCTCGGCTTCCGTGAGCAACTGCCCAAACATCGACGTGGCTGATGGGCCGGCATGCAGCAAGAAGTCATCAAGACCCACCTTCTCGACACCCGGCAACGCAGGCAGTGTAATGAGATGGACAAACGATCCACGGCGGTGCAGCTCATCTGCCAACTCACGGAGTGCTGCGCAGACCATGGGGTTGGTCATGTAGTCAGAGTCGAAGCAGATGTAGACGTTCCGCTTCACCCACATGATGAACTCAAGACTTGGCAGCCAGGCAAGACCTAACTTGTGACTGCGCCAGTTGTACACACCACCAAGTCCAACAGTAGGGAAACCTTCCTTGCAGGCCTTGGCCGCCTTCAGCTCCCCTTCAGTGAGGATCAGGGGCTGGTCGACGTCACCAACGATCTTGGACCAATCTTGATTGCGCGGGTAGTAGGCAACTGGGGCCGTGTTGGGCTCCTGAACGTAGCGTGGCGGCTTCTTGTCGGTGAGCGCACTGAAGTCAGAAGACACTTCTAAGTAGCGGACACGGTAGAACGACGTAGAACCTGGGTGGTCAATGATGGGGAGACCATCAGGCCCATGGTAGTCAATACGAAGACTACACAAAGGTCTGAAGGCAGGATGGAGTGCTTGGGTCTGGGGCTGGCCCAGGCAATGCATACCTAGAATCTTTGCATCCTCTAAGGTGAGCCCAGAGGATTTCAGTTTCTCTTCACCCAAGGACAATGCTTTTGGGTCGGCGGAAGTGGCCGGTCTCTTCTTGGTTACCATTAAAACTCCAGTTATACGTTTGAGGCGCAGGCATTTAACGCCAATTCCTCAGCAGGCTTGGCGCTTTCGTACTTGCTCAGCTGCACGAAAGGTGTCGGACCAATCAACCTTGCTGAGGAGTTTTGCCACTGGAGTCGCAGGATACTGCGAGACTGTTGCTAACTGGCCCGACGAGGTCGATTCTATCTCATGTAAATTAGAGGCGCCGAATAGTAACGATGTCGTCGTCTTCGTTGAATGAGAACGTTCCGCCGTTCTTACTAAGCGTTACGGCCAGTGCCCCGGCGCTCCTTCGGCGGGATATTTTGACGGCTTCTGTTGTGGTAACTTCGACAGTTCCGCCATTACGCCACGTTACTTTATGGGTTTTTCGCTCTGGGCGAGTCTGAACTTTGACCCGAGCTGAACCTTCCGGGCCCCACATTTTCTTGCGGCCGTCCACAAAGAGGTCGGCTTCTGAACCGAGGAATTCCTGCAATCTGAGTAGATTTAAGCGAACTTCCTCGCGCTTTGACTTCCCCATGACGTGGGCAATGTGCTCTAAGTCCTTGATTCGTAAGGCTTTTTCCATTTTGAACTCCGATTTGATGAAGTTTAATTATAGTGCTTAGGTCTCTGCTACAGATCCTGCTACAGATACAGAAAAAGGGCGTCCTACCTTTATATCTATTTCTGATTAAAGATCTTATTCTATTATTCTATTATCTTCTTTAGTCTACTTTAAAGAAGATAGTAGACGCCCTTTAACCGCTATTCTGTAGCAGACTGTGGACTTGGTACTTCCGCCTGTTATTTGTGGGCCCATAAAGAGCGGCGGTTTCCACGTTGTTGGAACCGGTTTATGATCCGTCCATCGCTTGTGAAACCCATTCACAGGATCATTGTGGAGACGAATTATGCCAGTTGGTGGAGCGCGACCAGGTGCCGGGCGCAAAAAGGGCACACTTGCCAAGGTCACGGCCAAAGCTCGTGAAGCCGCGATGGAGACAGGATTGCTCCCACACGAGTGGTTGCTGAAAGTGTCACGCGGTGAAGGCATCAAGCACAAACGTTGGGTCATTAAATATGACACCAAGGGCAAAGAAGTAAGCCGTGACCTCATCGAGGAAGAGATTTATGCCGACTTTCCCACACGAATTGACGCTGCAAAGGCAGCATCTCCGTTCTACGCACCAAAACTTGCGGTCCAAACTGTATCGCTCAATGGGAACTCAGATGCCGTGGCTGCCACATTGAAGGCTATCGCTGAGAAGCTCCCAGTATGACGCTCAAGGACTTCACAATCGTAGTTGCAGTCTGTGTAGCACCGTTCAACCCGGTTGCCGCGGTCCTCATCTTACTAGCCACCCAACTATGACCCAATTGCTTCTTGCCAACAAGGACGCTGAACGTTGGTACCCACTGACTGAGCACGCGGTTCAGACCGCCTTGGTTGAAGACAGGGTACGGTTCAAGGTGGTTCCAGCAGGACGCCGGTCGGGTAAGACTGAACGCGCCAAGCGCTTCGTGGTCCGTGAGGCCATGCGTGAACCAATGCCCTACTTCGTGGCGGCTCCCACTCGGGACCAGGTGAAGCGCATCTACTGGCAAGACCTCAAGCGCTTGTGTTTCACCTCCGTACTCGGCGACCGCAGCGTCAGTGAGTCTGAGCTTCAGATTAGGTTGCCCAACGGATCTACCATCAGCCTCATTGGTCTCGATCAACCTCAACGCATGGAAGGCGTGCTCTGGGGCGGCGGCGTTATCGATGAGATCGCAGACGTGCGCGAAGGAGCATGGCAGGAGAACATCTCGCCGGCCCTAGACACGTTCAATCCGCTACGCCCTGACTACCGTCCATGGTGCTGGCTGATTGGCGTTCCTGACGGCCTAAACCACTACTTCGAAATGGCCGAGTACGCCAGAGCGTCGGGCGATCCTGATTGGAAACTCTACACCTGGAAGAGCGCAGACATCTTGCCCAAGGACGTGATCGATGCTGCCAAGCGTCGTATGTCTCCGCGACAATACCGCCAGGAATACGAGGCCAGCTTCGAGACCGCATCAGGTCGTGTGTATGAGGACTACAGCCCGGACAACTACACCACTGAGACGATCCAGCCCCACGAGCAACTGATGTGGCACCACGACTTCAACTTCACACCTATGTCGTCTGGTGTTGGAGTGCGTCGCGGCCAGGACTTCTACATCCTCGATGAGATCGTGCTCCAGTCCGCAGTGGCTCGGCAGTCGGCCATTGAGTTCGTGGAGAAGTACAAGAGCCACCAGAACCGCAACGTGATCATCTACGGCGACCCAGCAGGCCGGGCTGGTGAGAAGCACGGGCACGCTTCTGACTACACCGAGATGGAGCAGGTGCTGCGCTCCAACAACTGGAAGGTCGAACGCAAGGTCAAGGCGGCAGCTCCTGCAATCAAGGACCGGCAGAACGCTGTTCGCGCCAAGATCAAGAACGCTGCCGGCAAGGTCAGCCTGTTCGTGAACATCGAGCGAGCCAAGTACGTTCACAAGGGCTTCGCCACTGTGCAGATCAAGAAGGGCAGCACCTTCCTCGAAGAGGACAGTGACTATCAGCACATCACCACGGCCGTCGGCTACTGTGTCGATTATGAATGGCCCATCACTAACAAGAAGGACGTCAAGGTCGAACCTCTTGCGTCCTTCCATCACTTCAATTCGAAAGGTTAACTCATGGCTAAGACCAAAGAACAACGCCTCGCAGGTATCCACTCCGAGGCGCTCACTGAATTCGCAAACATCCAATCAGCATTGCGCGACGAACGTCTGCAGTGCCTCCAAGACCGCCGTTTCTACTCCATCTCAGGCGCCCAGTGGGAAGGTCCATTGTCTGAGCAGTTCGCCAACAAACCGAAGTTCGAAGTGAACAAGGTCCATTTGGCCGTAATCCGCATCATCAACGAGTATCGTAACAACCGCATCACTGTGGACTTCGTGTCCAAAGAGGGTGCTGAGTATGACAAACTTGCTGAGACGTGCGACGGTCTCTACCGCGCAGACGAGCAGGACTCGGTGGCTGAGGAGGCTTACGATAACGCCTTCGAAGAAGCCGTGGGCGGAGGTTTTGGTGCTTGGCGTCTGCGCACTGTCTACGAGGATGACGAGGACCCTGAAGACGAGCGCCAGCGGATTCGTATTGAACCCATCTTTGACGCGGACTCCTCCGTGTTCTTCGACCTGAATGCCAAGCGCCAGGACAAGAGCGATGCCCGCCGTTGCTACGTGTTGACTGCCATGAGCTGGTCAGCATACGAAGAGATGTACGACGACAACCCTGCATCTTGGCCCAAGGACATCCAGCAATCTGAGTTCGACTGGCTCACGCCAGACGTCGTGTACATTGCGGAGTACTACTGCCTCGAGGAGAAGGGCGAGACAGTTCACATCTTCGAAGGTCTGGCTGGCGACGAAGAGCGGTACACTGATGCTGAACTCACTCCTGAATTGGAGGAGCGCCTCTCAGCCACTGGGTTCCGTGAGGTGCGCCAGAAGAAACTCAAGCGCAAGCGCGTGCACAAGTACATCATGAACGGCCAGGAAGTCCTTGAGGATTGTGGTTACATCGCCGGCAAGTGTATCCCCATCGTGCCGATGTACGGCAAACGTTGGTTCGTGGATAACGTGGAACGCTGCATGGGCCATGTGCGCTTGGCCAAGGATGCCCAGCGCCTGAAGAACATGCAACTCAGCAAGCTCGGTGAGATCAGTGCACTGTCCTCCATTGAGAAGCCGTTACTTACGCCTGAGCAAGTTGCCGGGCACGCAGTCATGTGGGCTGAGGACAACCTCAAGAATTACCCATACCTGCTGATCAATCCCATCACAGACCAGAACGGCAACCAAGTGGTAAGCGGCCCGATTGGATACACCAAGCCACCCCAGATCCCGCCTGCCATGGCGGCCTTGCTGCAGATTACTGAGCAGGACATGCAAGACGTTCTGGGTAACCAGCAAGCAGGCGAGCAGATCGTCTCTAACATCAGCGGCAAAGCTGTTGAGATGATCCAGAACAAATTGGACATGCAGACGTTCATCTACATGAGCAACATGGCTAAGGCCGTGAAGCGTAGCGGCGAGATTTGGTTGAGCATGGCACGGGACATCTTTGTGGAAGAAGGCCGCAAGATGAAGTCCATTGGACCGCAGGGCGAGATGGCGTCGGTCGAACTAGCTAGACCAATGATGAACCAGGAAACCGGTGCGCAAGAGGTGGAGAACGACTTGTCTGATGCCGAGTTCGACGTGGCAGTGGAGGTCGGCCCATCGAGTGCTAGCAAGCGAGCAGCTACGGTCCGGGCTCTAACTGGCATGGCGGCTATCACCGACGACCCTGAGACCAAGCAGGTACTCGGTGCCATGGCCATGATGAACATGGAAGGCGAGGGCATCGGTGACGTGCGCGACTACTTCCGCAAGAAACTACTCAACATGGGCGTTGTGAAGCCAAGTGAAGAAGAGGCGGCAGAACTGGCCAAGGCGGCCGAGAGCGCAAAACCCGATGCCAACACTGTCTACCTTGAGAAAGCGGCGGAGAACGAAGCAGCCAAGGCAGCCAAGTCCCGCGCCGATACCGTGTTGACCATCGCCCAAGTGGACAAGACCCACGCCGAGACCATCAAGACCATGTCTGAGGTGGATGCGGCAGAGCAGGCGCAGGCCATTGCAGTCATCGAGAAGTTTGGTGGAATGGGCCAGATCCCAGCCCCGGAACCCGCCGCTATGGGGCCCACTGGCATGGAACAGGTCCCGGCCCCAAGTATTCCCACCGCTGGTCCAATACCACAGTAGAATCCGAATCATGCGGTATCCACCCAGCCGCTTCAATGGGTGAGTTTGAACGGGGTATGACATGAGAATAAAGGCAGACGGCGAGCAACTGGACGACGTAATCGAACTCGAAGACACCGCAGGTGAAGAAGTTGAGACCACTGTCATTGACGGTGAGACCGGCGAAGTTCAAGGCGGTGAGACCAAGGATGAAGACGTCGATGAAGTTGTGGTGGCCATTGGTGAGGAAGCGCCACCTCCCGAAGAGAAAGAGCATGCGCCTGAGTGGGTTCGTGAACTACGCAAGAATCATCGTGAACTTCAACGCAAGAACCGGGAACTTGAAGACCAACTGAAAGCCACTACGACTGCTGAGACCAAGCCGGCAATCCTGGGCAAGAAGCCAAGTCTTGAGGACTTCGATTACGACACAGAGAAGTTTGAGCAAGAACTGTCGAAGTGGTATGACCGGAAACGTGATACCGACAAGGCGGCGGCCGAAGCCGAAGTGGCTCAGAAAGAGCAGCAGAAGGCTTGGCAGACTAAGTTGGATTCCTACGGCAAGCTGAAAGGCGAGCTAAAGGTAAAGGATTTTGAAGATGCCGAGGCCGCAGTCCAAGACACCTTCAACGTCACACAACAAGGTATCGTTTTGCAAGGTGCTGAGAATTCAGCACTGGTGATTTACGCGCTGGGTAAGAACCCGAAGAAGGCGGCAGAACTCGCAACGATCAAAGACCCCGTGAAATTTGCTTTTGCGGTTGCAAAACTGGAGACCCAATTGAAAGTTACGAACCGTAAAGCAGCCACAGCCCCTGAGAAGACCGTGCAAGGCACTGGTCGAGTCTCTGGAACTGTGGACTCAACCCTCGAGCGGCTGCGCGCTGAAGCTGAGAAAACTGGCGACATGACGAAGGTCATGGAGTACAAGCGGCAGAAGCACAAGGCTTAAACCTGACATCATTTAGGAGCCACCATGGCAAATGCATTTTCCAAAGAAGAACGCGTAGCGTTTGAAGACATTCTCGAAGGTTTCCAAGACGCCTTGGTCCTTTCCCGCAACGTGTCCAAGTACACCGTTGGATCCACCGAGATGGAGCGTTCACGCGATACCATCTGGCGTCCACAGCCTTACATTGCACAGTCCTTCACCGGCACTGACATGACGTCCAACTTCAAGGACTTCACCCAGTTGTCCGTGCCAGCCTCGCTCGGTTTCCAGAAGTCGGTTCCTTGGACCCTGACTGCTACGGAACTGCGCGACGCATTGCAAGAAGGCCGCCTGGGCGATGCCGCCAAGCAGAAACTGGCAAGCGACATCAACGTGGCACTGATGAACGTGGCCGCAACTCAGGGTACCCTGGTTGTGAAGCGCACATCTGCAGCTGCTGGTTTTGATGACGTGGCCCAGTGCGACGCCATCTTCAACGAGCAGGGTGTACCTTCGTACGATCGCTACTTGGCACTGTCCACTCGTGACTACAACGGCATGGCCAACAACCTGTCGGCAGCATCACGCTCGTTCGGCAACCAGAAGTCTGACAAGGCTTACGAGCGCGCCTACGTCGGTGCAGTTGCAGGTTTCGAAACCTACAAACTGGACTATGCAAACCGCTTGGCAGCTGCCGCCGGCGGCGCAGGTCTGACTATCAGCACCCAAGACGCGGCAGTCAACTACTACGTGCCTAAGGCGACGACCTCGTCCGTGGCCGGCGTGTTGAACGTTGATAACCGCACCCAGTCCGTGACCGTGTCTAGCACTGCTAGCGTAGTTGCAGGAGACTGCTTCACCGTGGCCGCTCTGAATGCTGTGCATCACATCACTAAGGGCGACACAGGTCAGCTGAAGACCTTCCGTGTCATCTCCGTGACCGACGGCACACACATGGTGATTAGTCCTCCCATGATTACGAACCAAGTGGCAAGTGACGCGTCTGCTGAATACCAGAACTGCGTGATTAACACCAAGTCTGGCACCTCCGCGATCGTGTTCCTGAACACCGTGGCTGCACCAGTCAACGCCTTCTGGCAGAAGGACGCTCTGGAACTCCTGCCCGGACGTTACGCAGTGCCTACCGATGCCGGTACCGCAGTGATGCGCGCCGCCACGGACCAGGGCATCGAGTTGGTGATGCAGAAGTGGTACGACATCAACACCATGAAGACCAAGTATCGTCTCGATACCATGTTCGGTGTGGTGAACAAGCAACCTGAAATGAGCGGCATCTTGCTGTTCAGCCAGACCTAAGCAAGTTGATTGAAGGGGCTTCGACCCCTTCTTTCCGTTCCACATTGAAAGGTTCAAGATGACTGAACAAGTTGAAACTGAAGAATTCTCCACTCTTGTGTACAAGGGTTTTGGCCCTCACTCCCGCGCTGGCGGCACCTATGACTTCTCGGCCGCCAAGAGCCAGGAGGAATTCGATGCGAAGTTGGCCGACGGCTGGCACGCCACTCTGCCCGAAGCCATTGACGCCCACGAAGGCAAGGTATCTGAAGCCGCACCCACGCGCGCAGAACTCGAAGCTAAGGCCAAAGAACTCGGCATCTCGGTTGGCAAGAAGACAACCGATGCAGCTCTTGCCGCAGCCATCGAAGAGCAGCTGAAGAAGGCAGACTGACATGAGTTGGACCAAACGCCAATTTGTGTTGCAGGCCTTCGACGAGATAGGCCTTGCTTCGTATGCCTATGACTTGACGCCTGAGCAATTCAACAGCGCTTTGGTCAAACTCGACGCCATGATGGCCACGTGGAACGGGTATGGTATCCGCCTCGGGTATCCGCTCCCATCGAGTCCAGGCAACAGCACTGAGTCCGACGCCACAGGTGTACCCGATTCTGCGAACGAGGCCATCTATACCAACTTGGCCGTACGTATCGCGCCTGGTTATGGCAAGGTGATTTCGCCCGACACTAAGGCAACCGCGAAGAACAGTTACAACCTGCTCTTGCTGCGTGCCAACGCCCCATTGGAAATGCAGTACCCAGACACGCTGCCTGTTGGTGCTGGTAACAAGCCAACCCGTGTGGACACCCCGTTCATGCGGCAACCAGTTGAACCATTGCTCGCCGGCCAAGATGGTCCGATCGAGTTTGACTAGGACCCATCATGCCAACCATCAATCAACTCTCGTCCACAGACACACTGTCTGCTGGCGACCAGGTTCCGGTCTACGTACAAGGTGCCGGAGACGCCCGTAAGGCGTCAATGTCCACAGTAAAGGACTACGTCCTGTCCGATTCGGTCGGAGATCTCACTCCCAGTGCCCAACCGATCGTAGATGACGACTATTTTGCCATCGAGGACTCATCTCAGAGCACCACGGTGAAGGTTACGGCAGATCTGGTATTGGCCTACATGCAAGCCAATCTAGTGTTCCCTAGCACTGCAGGATTAATGCCTCAGTATGAGACTCAGCGCGCCGCCCCGTCCTCCAATGGATTCAGTGTTCAGGTCACCGATACTGGTGCCAGCACCTGGCTGGTCCTTACACCGACTGCCGGCTTTGCCGCTGGTGCCATCGTGCTTCCAGCTGTTGCCAATGCTGTGGATAAGCAGGAAGTACTTGTGAACTGCACGCAGTTGGTGAATGCTTTGACCATCAACGGCAACGGCGCAACGGCTGTGACCGGTGAACCTTTGGTCCTGGCTGCCGATGACTTCTTCAAACTTCGGTTCGATGCTGCCACAAGCAGCTGGTACCGTGTAGGCTAATTTCAGGAGACCCCAAAATGACTATCCGCGCACCGTTCCAACCCACACGTGGAGCCAACCAGGTTACCACCCCAGCCGCAGCTTCCGGTTCCGTGGCCATCAATGCCACAGCAAAGTCCGTCCGCCTCGTCAATGTCGGTGCCAACATTTGCCACGTGTGTGTTGGTAATGGGGCACAGGCCGCCACCACGGCGGACATGCCAGTCCGAGCCGGCAGCGAGGTCATCGTTCAGAAGGGCGACGGCGACAACACTGTAGCCTACATCTCAGCCGCTGGCACCACACTCCACATCCAACCAGGCGAAGGCGGCGCATAATGCAGATCCCAGTCCTCAATGGTGTCTATACCAATGAGGCGCCTGACTTCAGGGTGTCGTACCCACGCAACCTGGTTCCTGTGCCTCAGCAGCAAGGTATCTCCAATGGGTACCTACGACCTGCCGACGGCATAGTGCAGTTTGGTGAAGGTCCTGGACTTGGCCGCGGAGGTATTAATTGGCGAGGTCACTGCTACCGCGTCATGGGTTCGAAGTTGGTCCGCATCGACCAGTATGGTGCCACTGAGATCATCGGCGACGTTGGTGATAACGGTAAGCAGGCTACCTTCGACTATTCGTTCGACTACCTCGCTATCGCATCCAATGCGAAATTGTGGCTCTACAACGGAAGCGTGATCAACCAGGTCACTGACGTAGATCTCGGCACCGTGGTCGATATGGTGTGGGTGGATGGTTACTTCATGACGACCGATGGAACCTCATTGGTCGTGACGGAACTCAATGACCCGTTCGAAGTGAATCCGCTGAAGTACGGATCCGCTGAAGCAGACCCAGATCCTGTTGTCGCGTTGTTAAAGGTGCGCAACGAAGTCTACGCGCTGAACCGCAACACCATCGAGGTGTTTGACAACATTGGTGGAGACCTGTTCCCGTTTGGTCGCATCGAAGGTGCGCAGATCCAGCGCGGTGTTGTTGGTACACATGCCGCATGTGTATTCCTTGAGAGTATCGCGTTTCTAGGCTCTGGCCGCAATGAAGCTCCTGCAATCTGGTTCGGTTCCAATAGCCAAACAACAAAGATCTCGACGCGTGAGATCGATCAGATTCTCCTTGGATATTCCGAGGCAGAGCTAGCACTTGCTACACTTGAAGCTCGTGTAGATCGTGGCCACCAACATCTGTGGATCACACTGCCAGACCAAACCCTGGTCTATGATGGCGCAGCATCTCAAGTGATGGGCGAAGCCGTTTGGTTTACCCAGACCTCAAGTCTATTCACCAAAGGTGCCTTGCGTGCACGCAACCTTGTCTGGTGTTATGACAGATGGCTGGCCGAGGATCCTACCACTGCGCTGCACGGATACATGGACAACACCATTGCCTCCCACTACGGCGAAGTAGTCGGATGGGAGTTCGGTACGCTGATCACGTACAACGAAGGTCGTGGTGCAATCTTCCACGAACTCGAGTTGGTGTGCCTCACTGGCCGAGTTGAACTCGGATTGGATCCCATTATCTGGACGCAATACTCCTTGGATGGCGAGACCTGGAGCATGATAAAGAACATCCGTGTTGGCAAACAAGGCGAGCGTCTAAAGCGCATCACTTGGCTACAGCAAGGTGCCATGCGCCAGTGGCGAATCCAACGGTTCCGTGGAACCAGTGACTCGAAGTTGACAGTGGCCCGGCTTGAAGCCCGCGTCGAACCTCTGGCAGTCTGATGGCCACTACAACTTCGACCGTGAAGAACAGGCCGCTGACTCGCGATCAGCTGGCCAAGTTCCTACCAGACCACGAGGCCATCAAGGCCTTTGAGAACCTACAACTCTCTGCGACTGCATCTGATGAGGTGATCAATGCTCTGACGGATCGTGTCGAAGCATTGGAGAACCCCGGCGTCATCGAGGTCTCAACCAATTACACCACCTCCACCGAGTTCCCAGCAGTTGTGGTGAACGCAGACGGCGTGGTCGTAACCTTGCGACCCTGTGTTGAGGTCATCAAGGGCAAGACGTGGTCCATTACGCTTGCAGTTGAAGGCGCATTGACCATCAGGACTTCACCTGGTAACTCGATCGCCACACCTGGTAACCCCGCCGAAACCGAAGTCATCTTGAACCGCCGCGGGTCTACCGTCGATTTCCGCTGCATTACTGGCAGCACTTGGAGCTTCGTATGAGTCTTATTCTTGGTGGTCTTACAGATGCCGAACTACGCGCACAGCAGGTGCCGATCCAGGTCATGCCACAGAACGCCACACAGGTGCGCCGGTTTGGCCAATATTCCACTGTCGGCACGTCCTTCACTATGGTCGATGACCTCGGCGCCTCGACTCCGTGGATGCCGACAGTTGCGTCACTGGTTGAGGTGGTCTCGTCGTCCGCCAGTGACGCAGCAGCTGGACTCGGAGCCCGGAAGGTCATACTGTCTGGACTGGATGCATCCTTTAACCAGGTTTCTGAAACGGTCACATTGAACGGCCTCACCCCAGTTGCGTCAGTTGTCGCATTCATCCGCGTAACGAAAGCCGAGGTTGCTGAGGTGGGACTCTACGGTGGTTCGAATGTGGGCGCCATCTTGACTCGCGTGGTGGGAGGTGGGACTAGCATCTTGAGTATCACTGCCACCTTCGGCCAGACGTTCTCATCCCACTTCTGCGTTCCGATTGGTTACTACGCTGGGATCTCTGGGGCCAATTTGAGTACAGACACCGGTAAGGCCGTTGATGTACTCGTGATGGCACGCGATGGCGCAAATATTATTGCGGCCCCATTCAGGCCTCTCGAAGCGGCCCAATACTTTGTGGGTCTTGCAGGCTCACAACATTACGACTACGAACCACCCATCCCAATCTCGCCCGTCACTGACGTGTATATTGTGGCCAAGACCTCTGCCGGCACGGCTGCAGTTTCAGCTGAGTACTGGGGTTGGGTGGCGCCGGTGCCAGTTTAGCGGTACACCGTAGAGAAGTGTGCTAGAATACCATCAATTGTGGTTCTAATACCACACTAGCCGAGCGTATCGAGCAGCCGGCAGCTCACAAAGTCCCTGAAAAGGAGTGCGTGAATGTTGGCCACCGTCGAAAATGCCCACCTACCTAGCGTAGTTGATCGGGCGAAGGTCCAAGCCTTGCAGAATGTCATGGCTGAGATGCCACAAGCACCTGGCATGGACACTGAACACCATTTTGCAGGCGGTATGTACTGCCGCAAGATCGCCATCCCGCGTGGGACAGTTGTGGTCAGTAAAGTGCACAAAACAGAGCACCTTTTCATTGGCTGCATTGGTGAACTCGAAGTCGCTGGCCAGGGCGAGACGTACGTGCTCAAACCCGGTGACATCGTAGCATCCCACACCGGTACCAAGCGCATAGTTTTGGCCCTCACTGATGTGGTTTGTCTGACAGTCCACAAAACAGACAAGACTTCCGCCGACGGTGCGCTCGAGGCTGAGATGGTCGAGATTGACGCGTTGGCCAAGTATGACGTGAACAACCAATTGAAGCCTGGGGTTCTATCAAGCACCGCGGTGCAGGAGGTACTGACATGAGTTGGGGAATGGTTGCGGTCGCCGGTGCGACAGTCGTGGGCGGAATGATGTCTGCTGATGCCCAACGTTCGGCCGGTAGCGCGGCAGCAGGTGCCCAGGGCGCAGCTTCCGAGGCGGGAATTGCGGAGCAGCGCCGCCAGTTTGACGCAGTGCAGAAGCTTCTGTCCCCGTACGTAAGTACTGGCGAGCAGGCAATCACCGGCCAGGGCGCGTTGGTTGGTCTTGGCGGCCAAGCGGCTCAAGAAGGTGCCGTACGCGCATTGGAAGGTTCGCCACAGTTTGCTGCGTTGCAGCGCCAAGGCGAGAATGCCTTGCTTCAGAATGCATCTGCAACTGGCGGACTTCGTGGCGGCAATGTGCAAGGCGCGTTGGCCCAGTTCCGGCCACAACTTCTGAACCAATTGATCGAATCACAGTTCACAAAACTGGGGTCGTTGTCAAGTTTGGGCCAAGCCTCCGCCGTCGGACAAGCGAACGCGTCCCAAAACACTGGTACCAACATCTCCAACCTGCTTGGCCAACAAGGCCAGGCGCAGGCTGGTGCCGCCTTGGCCTCAGGTCAAGCCACGGCTAATCAGTGGAGTGGGTTGGCTGGTACGGTAGGCCAGCTGGGCATGATGAAAGCAATGAAGGTATTCTAAGATGGCTGCACCATTCAACTATTCTCTCAATGTACCAGATCCAACGCAGAGCGTCATGGCTGGCGTGCAGAATGCTGTTGGCATGTCGCAAGCGATGGCCCAACGCGACGCTCTGACTGCCCAAACAGCTGAGAAGCAAGCCGCGTTGGAAGCTCAAAAGGCCATGCAGGCTGATTTGGCGCAGATTTCGCAGAACCCCACACCTGCTGCCATCGCTAGTGCCATGGTGAAGTACCCACAACTGAGCGAAGGATTCAAACGCACATACGACGTACTGAACACTGAGCAGCAGGGTGCCCGCGTTAACCAGGCATCGCAAGTTTATGCCGCGATGCAGGCTGGCAAACCCGACATTGCCAAGACGTTGCTATCTGAACAGGCCGCCGCCGCGCGTAATTCTGGGAATGAGAAGGATGCCAAGGCGGCCGAGACCCTCGCCCAACTGATTGACCTGCATCCTGAGACTGCGACAACTTCAACCGGGTTATTCTTGTCCGCAGCCATGGGACCTGAGAAATTCACCGAGAACTTCTCCAAATTGGAAGGTGAGCGCCGCACTGCAGCGTTGGCCCCATCTACACTGACTGAAGCTCAGGCCAAAGCCTCTAAAGCTGCAACTGAGGCGAAGTTCGCCGAGTCCAATGCCGTGATCGACCTTCAAAAGAAGGGTTGGGACATCACGAAGATCCAAGAGGACATTAAGGTCGCGAAGCAGAACGCCGGCATCGCGGCGATGAACGCACAAATCAATCGTGAAGGTAACTTGGTCAAGCGCCAAGAACTCGGTCTCAAACTGCAAGAGATGAAGGACAAGCGTGACACAGTAATCCGTGAGAAAACTGCTGAAGTGGAGTCAGCGCGCGGTGACATGGACAACTTCCTGAACACGGCTGACCGCGTTTTGAAGACGCCCATCGGGGTTGTTGGCGCGGCTGCCGGCCCTATCTCGTCACGCATGCCAACTATGTCACAGGAGACCGCCGACTTCGAAGAGCTGGTGACTACACTGGGGTCGCAGGCATTCATGTCACAGATCCCGAAGATGAAAGGTGCTGGAGCACTGAGCGAGAAGGAGGGCGATAAGCTCCAGTCTTCACTGCAAAACCTGAGTCTTCGCCAATCTCCTGAGCGCCTACTTGAGAACGTCAGAGAGGCCCAACGTCTGATCCTCAAAGGCCGTACCAACCTGGCCAAGAAGCACGGTCTCCCCGATACAGTACCGGATACCCCGCAGGCTGCACCTAGTGCTGGCGACATTGACGCACTGTTGAAGAAGTACGGTGGCGGCTAATGGCGGCAACTCTTGCGCAACTTGAATCGGCTCTTGTCAACGCTGACAAGGCTGGCGACATGGACGCGGCCCGTAAACTGACGGCCGTGATCATGCGGACTCGCCAAGGTGGTGCGGCGCCAACTGATGTGGCCCCGGAGACCGTTTGGAAGCCTGAGGATCAGGGTGCCATTGGTAACATCGGTGAGTCCATTACTGG